GCCGGTTTGGGCTAATCGCCGCGATATGACCGACAAGGAAAAAGAAACCGCCGGCCAAACGATTGCAAGCAAGGCCTCGCGCTTTGTGGTGCGGTGGAGCGCCTTTGCGGCGGGTGTGGCGGTGACGGATCGTCTAGCTTGCGAGGGCTTGGAGTTTGGGATTGATGGTATCCGCGAGCTTGGCCGGCGCGAGTGGATCGAGATCACCGCAAGCGCGCGGGTGGATCTGTGAGCAAGTTTAATATTGAAGGCTTGAGCGAGCTTGAGGCAACGCTTGCCGAGTTCAAAAAAGGCACCGCAAAAGGCGTTGTTAAGCGCGCCCTCATTCAATCGGCCGCGCCGATGGTTGAGGCCGCCAAGCGCAACGCCCCCGTTGATCGGGGCGATTTGCGCGATAGTTATGCAGCGGGTGTGACTGCCACGGGGGCCAAGGCTGGCCGTGCGGCTTATTCCCAAGTTATGCGCGGCGGTGGTTCCAGAAGCCAAGCCCGCGCCGCAAGCGCCTCGGCGCTTCAATCTCTCGGCATAAATAAAGAGGTTCCCGAGGTTTATGTGGGCTCAACTTCCCACAAGGCGCATTTGCAGGAATTTGGAACGGTAAACCACCCCGCGCAACCGCATTTCCGCCCCGCCGTTGATGAAACGATTCCGGCGGTTGTCAATTTGGTTGGCGAAAAAATGGCCGAGCAAATCGAAAAAACACAAGTGCGGCTTGCGAAAAAAGCCGCCAAGTTGGCCGAGGGTTAAAAAATGGAAATTGATTTTAGATCTCTATTGCTCGCGGATCCCGATCTTGCGGCACTTGTGGGCGTGCGCGTTGATTGGCTTTTGCGGCCGCAAAGCGATCCAACGCCCTCGATCGTTCTCACCATTGTAAGCGCGCCGATTTCCTACACGATCAACGCGCCGAGCGTTTTGCAACGCTCGGTGGTTCAAGTTGATGTTTACGGCACAACATATCTTGAAATGCACGACGCGCGCGAGGCTTTGATTGCCCTCATTTCGGCGTTTTCCGGCACGGTTGGCAGCACTCATTTCGATAGCATTTTTGTAACCGCTCATAGGCAAACAAAAGAAAACGGCAAAATTGCCGAAACTACGTTTTTTCGGGATTCCCTCGATTTAACAATTCAGCACAAAGGAGTCTGAAATATGACAGATGCAGTAACAGGCCACGGCACGATTCTAAAGCTTGGCGATGCCGTTGGCGGCGCTTCAACGGTTTACACGCAGGTTTCCGAGGAAGTCACAAATATTGGTGGTGTGAGCATGTCGCGCGCGACGCATGACGCCACGCATCTCGGCTCGGGCGGTTGGGAAGAATTTATCGCGGGCCTCAAATCAGGCGGCGAGTTTAGCGTTGTGTTTAACTATGTGCCTTCCGCCGCTGGTGGCATGGTGGCCATGTTCAACGCCGGCGCGGTTGATTTGCAGATTTTGGCCCCCAATGGCGCAACCCTGACCTTTTCGGCGGTTGTAACCGGCTGGTCTAGCGGTGATTTCAACAATGTAAAATCCGAGGGCACGCTTACGCTCAAGATCTCGGGCGCGGTGGCTTTCGCTTAAGCCCCCGTTAAATCGTTTACCCTCTAAAAAACAGGACCGTTTGAAAAATGGCAAATAAATTAAGAGGCGAATTTTCGGTTACATTCCAAGGCGCGGCTTTGAGCTTGCGCCTTGGGATAAACCAAATTTGCGAATTGGAAGAAAAACGCGACGGCGAAAGCATTTTTGAGCTCTTGGGGCAATTGAGCGCGGGCGAGGCCACGTTTCGAGATCTGCGCGATCTCGCTTGGGCTATGTTGCGCTCTGCATTGCCGGAATGCACCGATATGGATGCGGGGGAATTGCTCGATGAAATAATGGGCGATCCCGAGCTTTTTGATCGGATGCAAGCCGCGATTGCGGCAAGTTTTCCCGAGGATAAAGCGCCCGCGCCGGGAAAGCCGAAAGCCGCCAACAAGCCTCGGCGGCCGGCCAAAAAGTAAATTGGCTGGATCAATATAAAATTTGGATTAGCCTCGGGTTTGATCCAGATAGGTTTTGGCAAATCACCCCTGCCGAATTGATCCTGCACTTCGAGGCGGCACAAGCCCGCCTTGATCGCGAGCATAATGCAAACGCTTGGCTCGCGTGGCATGTGGCAAAACTCCCCTATGCAAAAGATGTAAAATTACAAGATCTTTTGCGGGGTGGCTTGCCCAAGACTAAAACGCAAACCCGCGAGCAGCAGCAAAACGCAATCGAGAATATCTTTTTGGCGTTTGGCGGATCTGCCGATCAACTTAAAAGCGTGCGCGAAAAACACGAGGTTGAATAATGGATAAAATAATCGGCAATTTGCGCGTTAATCTTGGCTTGAATACGGCTAATTTTCAAGCCGGGCTTGGTCGCTCGCAATCTATGATGCGTAGCTTTTCGCGGTTGGCGCGCTCAAGCGCTCTTGCCGCGAGTGCGGCCTTTGCCGCCGACGCTGGTGGTTTGGCTTTGATGACAAAGCAAGGCCTCGCTTTTGTTGATCAGCAAGCCAAAATGGCGCGCACGCTTGACGGCTCGATCAATGGTTTACGGGCGCTGCAAATTACTGGCGAGGATGCCGGCGTTGCAACGGGTGTTTTAAATAGCTCGATGCAAAAGCTCACGGCGCGGCTTGCCGAGGCGGCCCGCGTTGGGGGCCCGGCGGCGATCGCGCTCGATGCAATGGGCTTAAGCGCCGAGGCGCTGATGAAGCTGGACGCCGACGAGCGCCTCGCGGCGATCGCGGATAGGGCGCTTGAGCTTGGATATAGCGCGGCCGAGGCCGGCGATATTTTGCAACAATTGGGCGTGCGCTCAAAAGAAATGAGTTTGTTGATTATCCAAGGCGGTGACGCGATCCGCGCCGCGCGTGGTGAGGTCGAGCGCTTTGGCCTTGCGATCTCGCAAGATCAAGCCTCGGCGGTCGAAAAAGCCAATGATGCGCTTGCGCGCTTTGGCCGTGTATTTGAGGGTTTGCGCATTCAACTCGCGGTGCAGGTCGCGCCGATGCTCGAGCGTGTGGCAATGCGCTTTCAGGAAATGGCGGTTGCCGGTGGCCCGCTTCAAGTTGGGATCACAAAGCTTGCAACGGCGTTCAGCACCTTGATCGAGCGCCTTGTCAACCCCGCCTTTATTGAGGCGGCGATTTCGATCGGCACGGGCCTTGTAAACGCCATGACGGCCGCCTCGGGTGCGATTGTGACCCTCGCGGAAAATACGCGGATCACCTCAACCGCTATGATTGCGCTTGGTGTGGCAATGGCCTTTTTTGGCGGGCCTATCGTTGGCGCGATCACGGCCGTTTCCGGCGCGATTATCTTGCTATCGGGCGACACGGATACAAGCGCAGCCTCGGCGCGTGCGGCGGCGCAAGCTGAAAATGATCTTGCGGTTGCAATGGGCGGTGTTGCGGCCGGTATGCCGGGCGCGGCGGCGCAAGCTGTAAATCTGGCGCAAGCGCGCATTACCTTGGCGAATTCCAGTTTAGAGGCCGCTAAAGCGGAGTTAAAGCACCGACAATCAGTTATGGCCTCGGCAAGGTCCGAATTGCCTATATTGTCGCAGCTTTTTGGATCTATGGGCGATATGGCGGTTGGTCAATCAGAAGCGCAGGTTTCGTCACAAATCGCCGAGCTTGATGCCGCGCAAGCTGGACTCGATCGCGTTTTAAATCAAGTTATGAATGCGGATTATGGGAGCGGGGCGGGTGCAATAACCCCGCCGCCAAGCACTAATCCATTACCCGAGGATGAACGCGTTGCGGCTTTTCAACGTCTTGTCGAGGGGCTTGATCCTGCGCTTGCCAGCATGGCGGCCTATGATGAAACGGTTGACCAGCTTAACGAGGGTTTGCGCGAGGGCATTATTGATCAGGTTCAATATGATCATTATTTGAAATTGGCCGAAGAAAAATATAACGGCGTGGCCACGGCCGCCGGCGGTGCCGCCGCTGCCATTCCCGAAGTAACAGAGGCCGCGGTTGAATCCGCCGAGGCCACCGCCAACGCCGTAACCGAGCTTGAAAATCTATTTGATCAAGCGGGCAAGGGGATGATTGAGGGCTTGGGGTCTTGGCTTAAAAAGGGCGAATACTCAATTGGCTCTTTTCGTGAATTTCTCGCCGATCAGCTTGGCCGAATTGCCGATATGTTTCTTGATGCGGCGCTTGAGCCGATCGGGGGGTTGTTTGGCGATTTGTTCAGCAATATAGGAAGCGGCCTTTTCGGTGGCGGTGGCCTCGGCCTTGCCGGCGCGCGCGCCACGGGGGGGAGCGTGTTTGCGGGCCGCGCTTATAATGTTGGCGAATTTGGCAAAGAGCGTTTTATTCCAGATGTAAACGGCCGGATTGAGCCGATGGATCAAGGCGGCGCGCCGAATGTCAACTTGTCTTTCAACGTGGTTTCAAGTGATCCCAATACGAAAATTTTCCCAAGTTCGCGGCGGCAATCAGGCCGCGCCGCGCGTGGCATTGCAGGGGTTTAAGAAATGGCAAAACTAATTGATGCGCGTCTTTCCCCGGAGATCGAGCAAGATGCGCAATTTGATATTTATCGCCGTGTTGAGATCGTGGAAATGGCCAACGGCTTTGAGGAACGCAACACGCCACAAGCGCACCACCGCCGCCGGATCTCGCTTGTGTATGGCGCGCACCAAACCGCGCAAATTGAAGAAGTGCGCGCCGCTTGGATGGTGGCGCTTGGCCCAATTTATGCTTTTAGGTTTAAGGATTGGTCAGATTACAAAACAAGCGCTGGCGGATCCGCGCCGGGCAATGCTGATCAATCTATTGGCGCCGGCGACGGGATCGAGGTCGATTTTCAGCTTTCCAAAACGGTGAGCTTTGGCGCTACTTCTTACGCGCATCCAATCAAAGCGCCGGTTGATGGCTCGCTTTTGGTGGCGGTTGCCGGTGTGGCGCAGGTTGAGGGGGTGGATTTTACCGCCGATTATGACACGGGGCTGATCACATTCACCGCCGCGCCCGCCGATACGCTGGCGATCACGGCGGGGTGCATGTTTGATGTTTGGGTGCGGTTTGAGGGCGAAAGCTTTTCGATGTCGCATTTGCTTTTTGTTGAAAATGACGCAAGCCAGCAGGTGAGCGAAACCGGCGAAATCACATTGATTGAGGTTTTGGAATGAGTTCGGCGGCGGTTTCGACCCGTTGTCGCGGGTGGGTAATGACGCGCGCCGATGGGGCCACGCTTGGTTTTACCGATCACGATCGCGCACTTTCTTTCGCGGATCCTGTGCGGGGTGCGGTTGTGCTTGAGCCCGCAACGGGGTTCACGCCGAGCGCCTTTGCCGAATCCGTTGGGCTTGCAAGTTCTGATATGGATATTGAAGGTGCGATTTCCAGCGACAATATCACCGCGCAAGATCTAGCCAATGGTGTTTATGATGGGGCCGAGGTTCGCTTTTATTGGATTGATTGGAGTAATACCGCTTTTTTCGATCTCTTGAGTGTGAGCCGCGTTGCGGAAATTGTGCGCAATCAAAGTTCTTTCTCGGCCACGATTGAGGGGCTATCAGCCAAGGCAAGCGATCCCGTGGGCTTGCGGATCACCCGAGAATGCACGCTTGAATTTGGCAGTGAGATTTCGGCGCGCAATGGGCAAGGGTGCGGCATTGATTTGGCGGATCCGGCATATTCTGAAAGCGGCGCGGTTTCGTGGGTGCATTCAACGCGATCTTTTGCGATCTCAAATTTTACGCTCGCCGCTGGCCTTTGCAATTTTGGAAAAATCAAATGGATTACGGGGGCCAATGCGGGCGCGGTTTCAACCATTAAGAGCCACACGGTTAGAGGACTCGAGTCCATTATTGAGCTTGATCTTGCGCCGGCTGGCGAAATCGCTTTAACCGATACATTCACCGCCGAGGTGGGGTGCGATAAGGGCAAAGCGAATTGCAAAAGTTTTGGGAATATCGCCCGCCGCTTGGCTTTCGATGTGCCTTCGGATGATGTGGCGACAAAATACGCCCGAAACCTTGGGGATGATGGCGCGAGCTCTGGCTCGGGATCGTCTGCGCCCTCGGGTTATTCGGTTGTTAAGGATGACTAGCGCGGCGGTTGTGGCGGCGCGCGAATTGCTTGGCACGCGCTATCAATTGGGATTTTCCAAGCCTGTGATCGGGTGCGATTGCATTGGTCTTATCGAGCATGTTTGGCGCAAAACAAAGGGTGCGGTGCCGCCTTTGCGCTTGCCTTCAGTTGGTGACTATTACGACGATCCGCGCGATTTGCTTTTGACGGGCGCGCGCTTGCACCTTACCGAAATTACCCGCGTCGAGCTTGGCGCGGTGTTGGTGTTCAGGATCCGCGACAAGCCGGGGTGTTCCCATTTGGGGATTTGCTCGGAAATCAAGGAGGGCAAGCCTTATCGGCTTATACACGCCCATGACGGCCGCAAGGTGCGCAAAGTGGTTGAAACCACGCTTGGCAAGCTTTGGTTGCCGCGTTTAGAGGGGATTTTTAGAATCTAATGGCGACAATTGTTTTAGGGGCGATCGGTTCTTCTATCGGCGCAAGTATCGGCGGATCAATTTTAGGCGTGGGCGCGGCGGTGATTGGCCGCGCTATCGGCTCAGCCGTGGGCCGCATGATTGATCAATCTTTTATTGCCATGTTGACGCCTGATCAACAGAATTTCGGGCCAGAAGTTGACGGCGTGGGGCTTTCCTTGCCGCGTGAGGGGCAAATGCTGGCGCGTGGTGCGGGTTGGCAGAAATTGCCGGCGCGGATTATATGGCCGGAAAACTTGCAATTTTCCGAGGAAAGTGAAAGCGTTTCAACGGGCGGCAAGGGCGCTCAAAACAAATCAACTACAACCACCTATCATGCCGAGGTGACAATTGCGATTGCGTTACGCGACGGCGAAACCGGCCTCATTGGCCGCGTGTGGGCTGACAATTCCGCGATCAATCTCGAAGATTTTTGCAATTCTGTGACCGTCTATAAGGGCACGAAAACGCAAGACCCTGATCCGACAATTGAAGCGGTTGAAGGTGCGGGGAATGTGCCGGATTGGCGCGGCATTACCTATCTTGTGCTTGAGGGGTTCAACCTCGAAAGCTTTGGTGATCGGATTCCGCAATTGTTTTTCGAAACCTTTTCGGGCGTGTCTGCCGCTTCCGAAACCTATCGGGGGGTAACTTTGCTGCCAACGGGCGGCGAATTTGGGTTAAACCCCGAGCGCGTTACCGAGCAGCTTGTTGAAACTATAGAGGAAGCCGGCGGCACCGAGGAAGTGGTGATCGAAGAAAGCCCTGTTAACAATAACGCGGTGGCCAGCACTGGCGATATTAAAACCGCGCTAGAGCTTTTGAAATATCGCCACCCGCAAGTTGATCATGTGTTAATCGAGTATCCTTGGTTTGGGGATGATCTGCGTTGTGGTGAATGTGAAATTAAGCCGCGCGTTGAAATGGCCGCGCGTGAAACCGCGCCGGATCTCTGGACCGTGCAAGGCATTGCGCGCGGCATGGCCACGGTGATCAGTCAAGTTGATGGCGCGGGCGCATATGCCGCCACGCCAAGCGATAAGAGCGTGATTGCTTTGATTGAGGAATTGAAAAATCGCGGCTATTCTGTGACGCTTTCCCCTAGAATCTCGCTCGATATTGCCGGGGGCAATGGCCTTGCAGATCCTTACGGGGCCGCCGAGCAAGCCGCCTACCCTGCACGGGGGCTGATCACTTGCCACCCCGCCGCCGGCGAAGTGGGAACGGTTGACAAAACCGCCGCGGCCGCCACGCAAGTTGATGCTTTTTTTGGTTCGGTTGTGCTGGGCGATTACGCAATTGCCGATCAGGTTTTAAGTTTTTCGGGCACCGCGAGCGATTGGGGGTTGCGTCGGTTTATTTTTCACGCGGCAAGCCTTGCCATTGCTGCGGGTGGTGTCGATGCTTTTGCGGTAGCCGATGGCCTTGCGGGCATAACGCGGATCAGAAGCGGGGCGGATACTTATCCCGCCCCCGCTAAACTGGCCGCAATCACCGCCGAGTTGCGCGCGCAGTTTGACGCGGTTCGCACT